CTGGGAAAACCTTTCCAGGAGCGATTGTAATTAGTTTCATACGAAATCTTTTGTTTGATTTCGATTTGTTTTATTAGATTAATCTTTAATTCATCTATGAATGCTTTCGCGTAGCCACACTTCGATGTGGGCATTATCTATTAGGCGACTTTATATAAGTATGCTGGGTTCTATATATTCGAAAGTTATATAGGATTTGAGCATTATTCCATTGACATTTGGAATGAAATTATTTTACTACTCAGCCTGAGTGTAACTGCACCCCAAACACCCCTTTAAAATTATATATACACAAAACTTCACGAGAAGATAGTGAGATTCATTTCAATGATCTATTCTTCATTAAATTTCACATACACCCAATCGTCACCATGAATTTTTCCGTACCGTAAAGCACAGGTAATTTTCATTTGGTTTTCGAGACGAGTGTCTCGAACCATCATTTTAAATCGGAAGTTTGGTCCAACTTGCATGGACCTGAGTCTGATATGCACTCAGCAACGCATATCCGTTTTTACCAACGCTCCAATCCCACCGTGTCAATCGGATGCGGGGCTGAGGGTAGTACCCGAAACCGCAGCTGTTTACCTTTTCTGTTTTTGGCACCGATTTTGTTCGGACGACAGATTAATATAACAGTTAAACACCGTAATACTTTGCCTCTACGGAGGTGGGTTGATGATGCACTATAGCGTTAGTTTTATTGTAGTACACCTTAGGGATGGATTCGACACCCATTCCCGACTGTGATTGCTACTGCAAGTCAAAACTGTGTTGAATATTAATGCAAACACAATCAAAAATTTTAAACACTGGCGAGTGCAAACGCGAGTCTGGCGAGATTAAACGCAATTTCGGGCGTAATAGCCCACATAAGCCATACATTAGTCATGTAGAGTTGGACAGTTTAAAAACTAAAGCCCATCTTTATGACTTGATGCTGCCCTATGTTGATGAACGGGTTATTGTTGATCTCAAGGCTAACTGGATTTCGCCCTTGGCGCACAGAAATCGAGATATTCCTCAGACCAAATACTCTACTAAGAAGACAAAACGGCAACAAAACTATATGAAGGTGGTCCCAGAAATGGGATTGACTGACTTTATGCATGGTTTTGCTGGTATCCCCGCCAACCTTTCAGGAGTTTCTGAGACTGTGAAAACAGTAGGACCCTCTGTTATGTCTGGTATGGAAAAACTAGCTGAAGCTTCAGCCAACGTGGATGGATTAGTTACTGACATTAAGTCAAATATATCCACAGTCTACGATTGGCTTAATGGGGTCCATGATAGCGCCTTCCTATCGCTAGGGATTGTGACAAGCATTCATTGCTTGTTCAGCTATTCCCAAGACAAATCCAAGAAAACTAGTTTAGTAATGGGTTCGATGGTTGGCATGATGGTGGTAGGTAAAATCGCGCATTCGTGCAAAGAGGAAGCCTCAAAACTTTATGAAGCTCTCACGACTGCCATGACTTCTATTGATGACTCTGTCACAATGGAGGAGGTGGCTTCCCCCGAATTTGGTGTAGATAGTATTCAGAAAATTGTCCAGGCGTTAGTAGCCTGTGTTACTGTCTACATCTCCACCGAATCAGGGGTTAAAATTCCCGAAAAATTGTTCAAGAATTTTTCCTCTATGGATAGGGTGACTAATACTATAAGTAGCACTCTTACGATATTCATATCGTGCATAGAATCAGTTGTCAACTATATCCGAGATAAGTTGCTGGGTAGAACTTCTCTATCCTTCCTCAACTCCAATAGTATTAAAATTGATAACTATCTTGAAAGAACCAGGGATATTTCCCGCCTGCATCAGGCGGCCAAATTCCCTAAAGAACAGCATAACTTGGCCATATTAGAAAACCTAGTTCTCGAAGGACAGGATATTCTCCTTTCCAGTGTTCGCGATAAGCACTCTATGGGTGTTTTAGAGATCATCAAGAAGGAAGTTAATGATATGCAAAAGTTAGTTATTGTGTTCCGGGAAGCTCAACTTCATACTCGAGGCATCCGCCAAGAGCCAGTCAGTGTAATGCTGTCAGGTGGAGCTGGTATAGGAAAGTCGGTAGCTATGCAGTACTTAGTTGCTGCTGTGCTGGGAAAGACATTATCGGATGAGGAATTTGGACTATATAATAAGTGTCCGTCCGACTTCGCATTTAACAGACAAGCCGAAACCAAGTATTGGGACGGCATGGAAGTTCAAGCAGTAACCACATTTGATGACTTTGGTCAAGCTCTGGATATTCCGGGGTCTCCTGACAATGAGTTCATGAATTGGTTGCGTGCTGTCAATACGTATGAGTATGATATGCACACTGCAGCTATGTTGAAGAAAGGGAATGCTAAGTTCCATTCCAAATTCGTATTTGCCACTACCAATAGAGTTACGTTCCGATCTGAAAGTATTTTTTCCACGGATGCACTGGATCGCCGAATTGATTTTCGACTTATAGTTGCCCCCAAGAAAGAAAATACTAAACCTGGAACTGAGAATGCCACCCTCTACGACAGAAAATTGGATAGGACCACTTTAAGAGAGGTTACTGTGTACGATGACAAGTTGGAGAAGGATGTGAGTTCAACCTTGTTGGATCCTAGTGTTCAGGAATTTCATTTCGTGGATAACAAAGGTACTCCGACAGGGGAGACTATCTCTTTTGAGGAATTGGTAACGCGTGTAGTAAAACTTTATAATACAAAACGATCTTGGCATTTAGTTGCCTTGGAAGATTTAAAGAAAGTTGCCCTATCACACCGCCCAACCAATTTCAAAATGTTGGCAAAACCCCAGTCCGGCCAAGTTAGGTATGCTGACTTTATCCGTAATGGAGTTAAATTTTGTGACGACTGTGAAGATCTTGCATTAAGATTACATCAGGAAGCTGATTTGATTCCCCCGGATGCAGACCTAATCGATTGCGAACCGCAGTATTTTTCTGCAGCGTGGATCTTATTTGGCCCTTACCATCCCTATGTTAATGCCCAGGAGATATTTTTGGCAGTTATGATTTCTTTCGAGAGATCAGATCCTATCATTACATTATCCGTGCATGACTATATTATGGGTCTAGAATATTTTTATAACTGGAACCATCCTATTGAACATAATGAAATCATTCTTCTCAATCAATTCTTGCAACCGAAAGATACCCCAAATTTTTTGGTTAGATTGGGAATTACTATAAGCGATTTCTATTCCAGCATAATGTACCCTCGAATTTGTTCGATAGGTACATTTATGAAGGAAAACCCCCTTGTAGTATTGGGAGGTGCCGCGTTGATCGGTACCATTCTCTCCTCCTCATTATCCTCACCTGCAGTTGTTGCAGATGTGGATCCAGAGTCTATGGGCTCTGAGTCAAAAATGGGTAAGAAAATCCCAGCAAAGACTGTTAAGTCGCTGAGAAATAGAGGAGAACCACAAATTAGTCACAACAATGCGCATGTAGATCTTTGCGTCAGTTTGGAGAAGCGGAATGTGTGTCAATTATTTGGCCACAATGCGCGAGGTTCCGAACAACGCTATGGTTACATCACGTTTATAAAAGGTCGTGTTGCTATTGTTCCTCTCCACTTCATTAAGGTGTTCGAACAACGAATCCGAGATTATCCGGAATATGCAAATAACAAACTCTTTATAAGTAATGTGGGTTATTCATCTTCTCACCGATCTGTATTTACAGTAGGTGAGTTTGTAGATGGGGCTCGTATTGGATTGTTGGAAGCTAATGATTTGGTGTTAGTAGAATTCCCGGAAGTGGTACAACCACATAGGGATATTCTTGATTTTTTCGTTGATGAAGCAGATCTAGTAAAGTTGGATAGAAATATTTCTTTCGATTTAAGATTGCCCGGTCAAGTGAATAAATCATACGTCGGAATAGCACAGCCTCGTGATAAACACCTGGCAGTCTCCAGTGAGGAGACTGGTAGTTATACCGTTCGTTACCAATACGAATATAAGAATTTTACCAAAAATGGTGACTGCGGTGGATTATTCACTGTGGTTAGACCAGAATTTGGTAAGAGAATTATTGCCGGAATTCATGTTGCTGCATGTGCAGCCGCGAATCGTTCTTATGCTGCCTCTATATGTAGAGAAGACATTGAGGACGATTTGCGATGGTTTTCCCCAGCGGTTCTGGACTCACTAGAGCCACTTGAACTTGATAATTCTATACCTCAGATAACCCTCCCCGAAGGGAAGTTTGATGTTTTAGGAACAACTAAGAAGAAACCCGCCGCTCCTACCTCAACTGCTATTCGCAGATCCCCTCTACATGGGAAATGGGGTCCGGCTAAGGAAGCTCCGGCGTTGCTCCGACCTAAAATTGTAGGTGAGAATGTTATAGATCCACTTCTAACTGCCCACAGTAAGTATGGTCACACTCCAGTCTATGTAGATCCACTCAAGATTAATAAAGTTGTTGCCGACGTTTTGCCATCTATTGGCATAACCGAACCATCACGAGTAAAGGAATACACGACTGAAGAATTACTATACGGACAGGACGGGGAAGATTTTCTTGCCGCAATTCCTTCAGATACTAGCGCAGGGTACCCTATGAATGTTCAGGGGGAGCGCAATATCAAGAAAGAGTTCTTTTCCAAAGAGCGAGGTTCTGCTGAACAAGCAGTTCTACTTCGCGAAATTGAAGAAGAAATTTCTGAGTTAGAAAGAAAGTACCATATGGGGATTATCCCCCAATGGGTATTTACAGATAACTTGAAGGATGAACGTAGACCCTTATCTAAAGTAGCATCAGGTAGTACAAGAAAGTTCTCAGGATGTCCATTTTATTATTTGCTTCTTTTGCGTAAGTATTTTGGAGCTTTTGTAGGACATACGAAAGAAACTCGTATTACTAACTCAATCGCAGTGGGAGTTAACCCCTACTCGGACGAGTGGAATGTCATAGTAGATCATTTGAGTCATTTTGTGGCGAAACCGAATGCACCCATCGTGGGAGCAGGAGATTTTTCCGCATTTGATGGTCATCAACTGGTGTCAATTCATTTAGGTATTTTAGATTTGGTGTGCAGATGGTATACTCTCCATGGAGACGACCGCCATAATTCCATTCGACGTAAACTTTACTCCGGTATCTTGAATTCCCTCCACATTAGTGATGGGACTCTATTTTACATTCTCGGCAATATGTCGAGTGGAGTATATGGTACTTCTTGTTGGAATAGTTTATACAACATCTTCTCTTTTAGACTGGCATTTATGTCTGTCTATCCAGAATTAAAATTTTCGGACCACGTTCGATTGATTGTATTCGGAGATGATAATGTATTTAGTACATCAAAGAAAGTTAAAGATAAGTTCAATGAGTTAACTCTTCCAGACCTTATGAAGGAACTGGGTCAAGT